TACCAAGAATAGTTTCTGGAGAAATGTTGTATTGCATAATCAAATGTGGATATAGACTGTTTAAGTCAAAACTCACAATCCATTTATGTCTACCTTTTTGTGGTGCCTTCACATAAGCACCTTCATAAGCATCACCTTTACGTTGTTTACTCTTTTGAGGAATCACAACTTTTTCCTTCAAGAGATGGTTGTAAATAATACAATCCCACATTCTTGTCTGTGCAAATACATCTGTATAATTACATTTTGACAAATATGCCAGAGAAATAATCATCTCTAAAAGTTTCATCTTATTTTCAAGACGATCAACTAACAGCACATCTTGAATATTGTATTCAATGAACTTTTGATAATCTGTTCTGTACAATTCATGTAATGTGTTTACTTCAGAATAATCTAATTTATTTTCTCCTAATTCAACATAGGCGATATGGTCTAATCTATAGGACTCTTGATTAGTATAAGTGAATTTCTTATAGGCATCCATGTAATCAATTTCAGACACGCCATATATTTCGTATGTCTGAACTTCTCTACCACCCATACCGAAAATCTTTTGTTCTTTGACAAATCCCCACGGCGATAGTTTCTTAACCCAAGTTTCATTTAAGATATTACGAATACGATTAACCAAATATGGAGTATCAAATGTTTTGGTATTCCAACCTGTAATTACATGAGGACAATTCTGTTGCCAGTACATGACAAACTGTTCTAATAATTGTCGTTCATCCCCACATTTATTGTACGTAATATTCTCTTGGCCATTCTTAAAATCAGAACATCCCCAAACTTGAATATCATCATTTATCTTAACTGTGATTGCTGTTACTTCTTCTTGAGCATTTTCAGGATTTGGAAAACCATGTTCTGAACCAACTTCAATATCAAGAAACATTATCTTGAGGTGTTCAAAATTATAATCTACTTGATCAGGATATGTTTCAGCAATATAAGAATAATTATAATTAGTATGACCGTAGATTTTCATATTATCTACACCCTCATACTTCTTCATTGCTTCACGGGTTTCTTTGATAGTTCCCCATTGAACAGGGCCTACTGGCTCATCTTCAAGAGTTCTCCAGTCAGTTTTAGTTGTGGTAGGAATGTATAAGGTAGGTTTAAATTCGTGTCTGTCATCAAAGGGAAATCCATCTTCAATTCCCCTCTCGAAAATGTAATTTCCGAGGCATACTACACTAGTATAAAATTTGGACATTTATTTCTTAGGATACCAGGTGTGGCGTGTTACTATATCATAATCACTATTAATTTCATCTAATCTATTATAACACACTTTTATGTGTTTGTCAACCCATGAGCGAGTAGACAGAAAGGCACCAACAGTAAATAGAACTTGAAGATAACATTTAATTCCAAGTTCTTGTATTTTATTTCGATACGAATCCATTTTTATATACCACGCCACTTTTTGTTTTAAGTGCAGTGAGTATTTTCTTACGGTTCCCCATAAGATTATAACTACAATGAACCCAACCGCTGTTAGGGTCTTTACCATCATAAAATTCCAAAATAATTTGATCAAATTCCAAATTCTTAGTAATCCATTTAGCTAAGTCTGGATTTGGTGTTGAAAAACTTTCAAAATCTGCGGCCTGTCCATTACAATGTTGACTTGTTTTAGATCCGCCCACTTTTGCATTTAGTGCAGGACTTCTATAACCAGAATTAATTGTAATAACTCCAAACTGTTCTCTAACTGGTTGTAGAATATTAATGCAAAGATGTGTTAAGTTCACAAGATGAATATCACTAGGTGAATTATCCACACGCAATCTTTCAGCGGTTGAACTTTTTACCATTTCAGATAACGAAAAGTTTTTAGATAATCTTATTCTTTCAGCCATAATCTCCTTATTCTTTTTCTATGTCAACTGATCCGGATGTAGGATCATATTTAATTGTAAATGTCATTTCTATTGGTTTAAGTGTTCCATCTGCCTTCAGTATAGGTAACTTACCTTCAACCGCTCCAATCAATGCATCTTTTGCATTGTCAAAAGTATGGTGTGAATCTTCTTTTATGATTTTATCCAATTCTTTTTTAGCACTTTCTGGAAGGATATCTTCTAACATATTTTCCACATGTTCAGTTGCTAAATCTGTTGCTTTGTCCACGACAAGGCTAGAAATAACATTAAATAATAGTCCTGCTAATGGTAACATAATTATTTCTCCATAATGTGTTGATGTTCTATTCCATGTTTTTTTAATAAATCATGCATTTGTAGATGTTCTGCTCTAGACAAAGCATACATGACTGCAATTCCTGTATATAATCCTATTGCAACACCAAGAATAAATCTTTTTATTGTTCTCTTACTATTGGTCTTTTGTTCATCTGAAAAATTCTTGCCTCTTTTAATACCAACCCATATCTTATAACCACCATAAACAAGTAATACAAAAGAAGGAATTAGAATATACCATTCTGTTCCAAAAGAAAGTGCAGATGCACCAAACAATAAGAAAAGTACTCCACTAATCCAACATACAGGACACATTTTTTTCTCTCTAATTTATATAGTATACTTAAAAAAGTAAAAGCCCACCAGCACAAAGTACTGATGGGCGCATCGAATTAGTTAATCGACTTGAGTTTCTTAGTTCCAATAGGAATTAAACGTGCTCGTTTTTCCTCTGGAATTACTCTCTCAAGTTCAACGGTTAACATTCCGTTAGTAAGGTCACAACCCTTTACAACAATATCATCAGAAAGGGTGAAAGCCCTTTCAAATGTTCTCTTGGCAATCCCACGATGAACATAATTAGCTTCATCTTCTGTTGATTGCTTAGACCAAATTTGTAGAACGGATTCTTTTAATTCGACTTCAAGATCCTCTTCTGAAAGACCAGCAACGGCCATTTCAATGAAGTACTTGATATCTCCGTCTTTTCGGATGTTGTAGGGAGGATACCCTTGATTGTTTGAAACGTGTTGCGTGGAATCTCCAAGCAAACGGTCAAACATTGAATCGAACCCTATAGAAAATCCTAGAGCTCTTTCTATATCCCCAAAGTTTGTGGGCATATGTGATGCGCGAAATTGTACCATAATTCCTCCTTTTACAAGCAAGGTTAAAAAATTCACCCCTCATTCGCTAGAGCAGGTGATCTTGTTGAGGTTTCCACTATGGACAACCTCAATCGATGAAACCATCTCCTTTTAAAAGATGTTGACAACGATGCTTAAAAACAATCCAAATTAACTCTAAAAAAGAATCGGCAGTATAACTGCCCGAGTTTTTTACAACTAATTTAAATTTTGTTTCCATTTCGTTTTCTTCAATTAACCAATTATTTTTTTTCATAATAAAAGAAAGGGGCGAGGACACGCATGTGATTACCAGCACCCCTTTCAGTTGTATTTCCATAATATAAAAATCACTTACTATTATATTATAACATACTTTTTGAATTTGTCAAGTTCTTACTTCTTAGTGTAAATACCCCACAAAACCCAAATTGCAGCTAAGCCTACAAGACCTTCTCCGCCAAGTTGTTTTACTAGACTCACTACTGAACCAATGACATCAATGCCAATGAAAGGGACAGCTGCGCCGAAAATGATCTGTGCAACCACACCAAGTGCGATTAACGCAAGACCGGCTTCTGTAAGACTGCGAATCCAGCCAATTGCTTTTTCTAACATGTATACTCCGTTATTAAATTAAAAGACATTGGTAAGTAAAAAATTACGTACCAGTTGAACCAAAACCACCTTCTCTATCTGTTTTTTGAGTAGGCGCATCATCAGACTCATCCAATGTATATTTTTCACATCGAACCAGTTCTCCTTGGCATATTCTGTCTCCATTATAAATTCTCACGGGTACGTTACTGATGTTCGTAACCATTGCAAAAATGGGATCGACATAATCGCTGTCAATAATCCCCTCACAATTTGCGAGATAAACTCCCTGTTTGAATGCCATACCAGATCGTGAATGTAATCGAACCGAAAATCCTACGGGAATATCTGCGATAAGTCCAGTAGGAATCAACATTCTTTCCATATTATTGAGCTGTATAAATGTATTACTACTATTTATATCAAAAGCAATCTGCCTTGGTACTGATTTGGTAGAGATTGCTTGATAATATTGTACTTCTCCACCCTCAATCAAATTTGCATGTAAATCAAAACATGCAGATTGTTTTGTTGAAAAAGCTGGTAATTGTGCCTTTTCATTTGTTCTATAAAATTTTAATGATGTAACTTTAATATTGACTGTTGGCGGGGTCTTAAGAACTTCCGCTTTCTTCTTTGTTGCTGCTGTGCTCATAATTCACTTTTTTATTTCCTATATTATATTTCGCTGTTAATACCCATTCATCTTTTTCTTTATATGAAAGAATTTTTAATTGATTTAATGGAACAACTAATGTAGCTGTTTTCTCAGAATTTACTAATTGTATAAGGCTCCATTCAACTAATAGATTTGCTATTGTGTTTCTTCTCGCTTGATCATTTTCTGAAAAATTGGTTGGTTTACCATCTAATATAAACAATTCTTTAAAATGAACGATATAATACCGTCCTTGTTTATGTAATATATGACAAGATTGAAACAATGTCTTGTCTTTTCTTGATGCAACTCCAATTCTTGTAAGCGTTTCTCTAATCTTTAAAAAGTCATCTGGTTCTGCTAATGTACATTCCACCATCTCATCGATGTTTGCCATCATTTTTCTCCATTCCACCTTTTGCAAGTTTACTTTTAATTTCTTCGATGTTCTCTTTAGTGAGAACTTCTAAGGCATCTTTTGCTTTTTCATTACCGAAACCAAAATACTCTTTGACTAGTTCTAGATTATCAATTTTGTCTGGTTTCAACCATTTAGACCAACGTTTCCGTGGTCTAATGTTATTTAGTAAATAGTCGAATTGGAGTTTATTGTCAAGAAAATGTAACCTATTCATTTCATTGACTTGTATGACAGTATCTTGAAAAAAGCTTAATCCACGATTGATAAGGAACGGAATATAGTCCTTTTCAGTCATAGGATCACCATTTTTCATGACATCTTTAGAGTCATTTATTGCTTTTATAAAATCGAATGGTCCCATAATTATAGTATTCCATTACATAGGTGATGGAAGCGGTATTTTAGAACTGTCCAAATCAAAAATATTAATGAATTTTCTGTATAACTTCCTGCATCTTTCACTAATAGTGTATATTTTATTTTCATTTTTATTTATACCAAAATTTGTAATGTATAAGTGTTTAACTTTTCTATCGGTTTGTTTTCTTCCCTTCCATTGAGAAGCATATGCAAAATCATCTGAAAGGATATTGAAATTTTTATAATTATCTTCATAAAACGAATGATTGTGGTGTATCAATAACCAATTAGATTTCGTATCTTTTAGAAGTTCTAATAAATCTTCATGTAGCTTAAAAGAATGTGTATCACTTCCATAATCAGAATTTCTTTCCAAATAAGGAGGATCAAGAAAAATAAAATCATGTTCAGTAGCTTCAAGAATACTCTCTTCAAATGAACATTCTTTTATTTCCCAATTTTTGAGTAAATTGTGATGTTCTTCATTCAAACGAGTACTAAATTTAGGATACCACCCATAAGGAACATTAAATTTTCCTGCTTTCTTATTTACTCTATCCATTCCAGAAAAACACAATTGCCGAATTATAATCCAACGAAAAGCCTTCTCCCACAATGTATCACAATTCTGATATTTTTCATCTCTCCAATGATAAAATATCTTTTCCAATTCCTTTCTATCAGTTACTTTTTTTGTTTCTTCAACCTTATTCAACAATGTTTTAAATTCAGTTACATCTTGAACCGCTTTGTATACATCAATATTATTACTTCTAATATCTGAAATTAATGCTGGTTTTTCCTGAGCGAACGCAAAAGCTGCTCCACCCGCAAAAGGTTCAACAACTCTATCAAATTCAATACCAGAAATTATTTTATTTATTCTCTTCAACTCTCTGGTTTTACCACCAGAATATTTAAAAATTGGTTTCAAATCTCTTTCCCCATTTCTTTACACATTGTTTCATATTCTTCTTTATTTAAATTAGTATCAAAAAGTTTAACAAATTCACTAAACCACATAATGTGACCCGCTTTGTCTGCCCTATTCAGAGAAGAAGAGATACCAGGTTTTAAAGAGGTTGGAAGCTTATGTTTTTTATCCCAAAATATAGAAAGAACTTTTCCTACTATTTTTTTTCCTTTAAGATCATGATTGTTACGCAAACATTCCGTAATCATCTCCACCTTTTCATTAGTCTCTCGCCCCTTTTCAGAATCTAATGTCAAATTACTTTTTACTTCTAAATAATAAACAATATCATCTTTCTCAAAAAGAACATCAACATCTTTATCTCCTTTTCCATTCCCTCCAGAAGTTAATTCATTGGTTGTTGTATTCATCCAAAGATTTGGATTAGATAAATTTTTCCATGATTTTACATCTGACAACGTATCTAAGATTTCATTAATCCATAGTTCCATCCGACTTCCCAACTGAGATCGTTCTCCCTGGCTAAGTTCTTTACGACCAAAAAGTTCAGCAACGGTTAAAGGAGAAGGATTATCTACAATAGGATTACTAGAAATTACAGAACTCCATGAAGACCTAAATTTTTCTACAAATTCATTCATAATCAATATCTCATCAATAAATTAAAAGCCTCTAGACCAAATCCGTCTTGCCGACTTACCATTTATGTAAATGGACATGGTATCAAACACATCAAAGATGGCACCCATGACCTTTTCCAATTCATCAACTGCACGAAGATGACCGGTTTTCACATCGATGTTTTCCCACAGGAAATTCTCGTTGCGAATTGCAATCATTTTACGCATCAATTTGTTAGCTTCTTCTACGGTTTCAACGGACTTAACGACACGTTTTCGACCTGCTCTAAACTCAAAACTCATAATGTTCTCTCATTTAAGTTATGGGATTATTCCCCTTCTTTATTATCACAGTACCATTTTATCATACCTGGGTCAGGAAGTCAAGTGTTTATAGAAAAAAAAGTAAAAAAGGTAGAGGTCTAAGGGCCAGAACCCCTATCTGGGACCCCCACCCTATTATGCATAAAAATTCTCTAATGGATTTCTTTGTCCATAATGTGACAAATAAGATTCTTTGATTCGTTCTTTGTGATTCTTGAGGTATATAGTATGACAACCATCTTGAAAAGTCTTTTTTGGTCTGAACAAAAGTTCATCTGAAACTTTACCCGAAAAGGCTTTTCTCAACATTGGTTTCCACATTGGTCCATCTTCTTTATATTTTGGTGGTATTCTCAAACAAAACTCAACCAAATCTTTGTGTAGAAATGGTGTTCTCAATTCAACAGTTCCACCATACATCATTGCTTTATTGGTACGTATTAAATTATTCTTGTGAAGGTTTACTACTAATTTATATCTTTCTCTAATGTAATCCTTGTCTTTATAGTTCCACGCAAAAACATGACCATAAGATGCAAACAATTCATCACTACCCTCTCCACCAAAAACGACTTTAAATCCTTCATCATGAATCCGTTTGGAAAGTGCTAATTGAGCAACTGCTGGTGAAACTTGTGTCCAGTTATAATCTTCGACTGCATAGACTGCTTCACTCATATTTTGTTCAACCCATTCTTCATCAATAATTACTTCATGAAGTGGAATACCTATTTCTTTACTTGCCATTCGGGCATAATACAAATCATCTTTCTTACCAGTATCTCCGACACTCACTACAAAAGCCTGAAGGTCTGGAATTTTTTGTTTAAGTAGGTAAGTGATGATAGTGGAATCTACTCCGCCAGACAAAATTGTACACACCGGTACATCTGAAATTAATTCATTGTGTACACCTTCGGTCAACAAATCTCTAATGCCATCTATTACTTCTTCCTCTTTCATATCTTCAATATCTGTCATGGCAGGAAACTCGTAAAATCTAGTCTTCATTAAATTTCCTGTTATATAATCAAATTCATAGTAACAGCCTGGGTCTGCCAATATTACATCAGAGGCATTGATATTCAATGATTTTGTGATTGCTTTTAATTCACTTGCGACTACAATTTCTTTTCCTTTCTTAAAAAAATACAAAGGAATTCTACCCATGAAATCTCTGGCAAAAGTTAGTTTCTTTTTTTCTTCATCTAGAACTGCAAACCCAAACATACCATCAAGAGTTTTAATACAATCTTCTTGATCTAAATGAAACATGTTCAGTAATAATTCAGTATCACTTCCTGTATGTAAATTAAATTTAGCTTTGTGAGAGTTCATACTGTGCCATAATTCTCCATTATAAACTAAAATATATGGCCACTTAAACATGGGTTGATCTGAAGCTTCAGTCAGCCCTTGAATAGAAAGTCTATTGTGTCCCAACCAAGTATTAGTTTCAGTACTATAATTGACACCTTTACTATCTCTACCACGATGATCAATAAGACTTAATGCAGCACGAAAATGTTTTTCATCAGTAAAAATATTTCCAGTTATAAACCCACACATTAATCATCTCCAAATAATGAATTAGACTTTCGTTCTAATACTACTCTACTATTTCTGTAAGGTGGCTCATACTTAGGATTATTCCTCAATAACCATTGTATTTCTTGAAACACCATACAAAAATAACGTTCATCATATTGAGTCACACCATTTACTTCCCATGCTTTATGACCATGATAATCTACTTTTCCTGTTGCTATCAGTTCATCTCTTCCTTTGGGATCTAACATATCCATTTGAGCATTTGTTACTCTACCATCATTAACAGCTTCAAGTAATGACTCATTATCTATACAAACGGGTCTAGATATTGAGATAATATTTCCATGAA